AAAGCAGACAAAGGTATAACAACTAAGAAGAAGCCTACTGAGGATAAAGGTGCAGCTTCTTCTGTAACAACAAAACGTACTACAATACCTAGCGACAATGAAGAGTCTAAGTATATTAGAGAATCTCAGGTTGCTAATATGTCTATCAAGGAATACGAAAAGCGTCAGGAAGAAATAATGGATGCCCAACGCTCAGGAAAGTTTATTTATGATATGTCAAGAAAATAGTTGACAAAACAGATTTCATAAGTAAAACTATGGCATATACACCATAACTGTGTGTATGCTTTAACAAGCACTAGCCACAAAAAGACTTACCTCAAAGTATAGGCCCAGATCAGACTAGTAGGCCAACCAGTCTGTAAACTGACTACCCTAACACCAAGAGCCTCTTTATAGTGGGTATGTAGTGTAAATTTTCACGCCATATCTATAAAGGAGATTTAACTATGGCTATAGCAGTTGCCTCTGGCAAAACAGGATTTGACGGGAATTTTTCCCCGATTATCTATTCCAAACAAGCACAGATTGCTCTAAGAAAAGCATCTGTTGCAAACGCAATAACTAACAACTCCTACTTCGGAGACATTGCAAACCAAGGTGATGTAGTTCGTATCCAGAAAGAGCCTGACGTAACAGTCAACGCTTTGGAGCGTAAAACTGCAATTTCCGTAGAAGACTTAGACGATTCTGAGTTTTCACTAACCATTGACAAAGCTAACTACTTTGCTTTCAAAATGGATGACATCGAAGATCAATTCTCATCAGTTGATTTCGTTAGCCTAGCTGCAGACAGAGCAGCATACAAAATGGCTGATGCAATGGATGCAGACTTGCTTCAGTACATGTCAGGTCACTCTGCTGCAGGTGCAATTACTACTACCGTTTCAGGTACAGCACAGCACCCAACATCAAGTGAAATAAACGGTGAATTTTTGAAAGTAAACCGTTTAGATATGTCTGACATTGGACACATCACAACATCAGCTTCTTCAAGTACAACTGGTGACTCCATTCCTCTAGCTGCACGTCTTCCAGGTGCAACAGCGTTGTCAACATCTGTGACATCTCCGTTGACTGTGATTGCACGTATGGCTCGTCAGATGGATACAGCAAATGTTGACTCACGAGGTAGATGGTTAGTTGTGGACCCTGTGTTCATGGAAATCTTAAAAGACGAAGATTCACGTCTATTAAATGCTGACTACGGTGGAGCAGGTCTACAAAACGGACTAGCTGTAAACAACTTACACGGCTTCCGACTTTATGTATCTAACAACTTACCTGCTAAAGGTACAGGTGCAGGTACATCAGGTGCGACTGCCCAAGACGATCATTACGGTGTTATCTTGGCAGGTCAGGAAGATGCGGTTGCTTCTGCAGAGCAGATCAACAAAGTTGAAAACTACCGTGATCCAGACTCATTTGCAGACATTGTACGTGGTATGCACCTATATGGTCGCAAAATCTTGCGTCCACAAGCATTAGTTGCAGCTATCTACAACGCTGCTTAATACTAAATATACTGTTGGGCGAGCTATGTCAAGCTTGCCCTTCAGTGTATAAAACAGTAGGATAACTCTATGGCTACTTATGTCACACTAGTAAATGAATTGCTAAGACGCATGAACGAGGTCACACTTGATACTGCAGGTGATGGCTTTGATTCTGTAAGAAACGTGCAAGCTTTAGCTAAAGACGCAGTAAATAGTAGCATTAGACTTATTCTACAAGATGGTCAGGAGTGGCCCTTCCTCAAAACTACATATACACAGACTCTCACTATAGGTACAAGACAGTATGATTTTCCTGCAGATTATTCTAGTACAGATTGGGATACATTTTACCTTAAGAAACTAAGCTCTGAAAACAACAGTCCTATGCCATTAAGTGTAATATCGTATGAGCAGTACATACAGAATGTACGCCCCTCAGATGATACAGGTGATCAAGTAAATGGGGATGGACCTCCTGCGTTAGTATATCAAACACTAGGCACAGCCTTTGGTATTAGTCCTATACCTGATGCAGCATACGAAATAGAGTATGTGTATTGGAAATTTCCTACCGACTTAACTGCATTTAATGATGTAGCAATTATACCAGATCGTTTTAAGCACGTAGTTATAGACGGTGCTATGATGTTTATGATGCGTTTCCGTAGCAATGAACAAAGTGCTGCCATGCATCAGAATAACTTTGAAGACGGCATCAAGACAATGCGTAGAGTTTTAATTGATGATACTTTATTTGTACGCTCTACTGTTGTAGGTGATTCAAGGACAAGTTCATTTACTAGTGGTGTATAATGGCTGAGAATCTAGCTTCCTTCAAAGTCTTCTGTCAGGGAGGGCTTAACACTAGTAGGGATGTTCTGTCTCAAGGTGAGACACAGCCTGGTTCAGCTATATCTTTAATAAACTATGAACCTGCTGTTACTGGTGGTTACAGAAAGATAAGCGGTTTTAGTAACGATTTTGGTACAGTTGGAACAACTTCAGTTGCAGGTACAGGAAGTGTCCTTGGAGTTTGTGTAGCTAACGGTATTAATGATGGTATACTAGCTTGCCGTAAACCTGTTAGTGGTAATGACTATCTACACAAGTGGAATAACTCTAGCTCAACTTGGAGTGCAATAACTACTTCTGGTTCACCTACAATGACAGGTGTAACAAAAGTTAGATTTACAAAATATAACTTTGGTAGCCCAAAGGTAATACTAACAGATGGTATAAATCCTGCAGCTACTTATGATGGCACAACATATACTCAGATTACTCACGCTAATGCACCTGACGATCCAAAATTTTCTGCGATATTTCAGAATCATATGTTCTTGGCAGGTGATCCAAACGAAGACACAAACCTATACTTTAGTGCTCCATACGCAGAAACAGACTTTAGCGCAGCAAATGGATCAGGTGTTATAAATGTAGGTTTTCCTGTCGTAGCAATAAAGACATTTAGAGATGCGTTATACATTTTTGGTAGCAATAACATCCGTAAACTTGTTGGCAATAATATATCTAACTTTGTTTTAGAAACAGTTACTGATGATTTAGGATGCCTAGCTACAGACAGTGTTATAGAAATAGGTGGTGACTTACTATTCTTATCTCAAGATGGTCTACGCCCAGTATCAGGTACAGATAAGATTGGTGATGTTAATCTAGAAACTGTATCAAAAGACATCCAGTCTATCTTTACAGACATTGTATTTGATATTGACCTTGAAGGTCTTAACGCTGTAGTAATTAGACAAAAGACACAGTTTAGATATTTCTTTGCAGCATCTGAAACACAAGGTATTATTGGCGGCTTTAGACAGACACCAAACGGATTACAGTTTGAATACAGCCAGATGCTAGGTATCACTGCTACTTGTGCGGATAGTGGTTACATAGGTCAGAACGAATTTGTACTGCATGGTGCTTCAGATGGTAAAGTGCATAGACAGGAACAAGGAAATGATTTTGATGGTAGTAATATATTAAGTATATTTCAAACGCCATTTTTTCATATGCAAGACCCAGAACAGCGTAAGGTATTTTATACAGTAGCTACATACTTAAGATCAGAAGGAGATAATACAATTGCTATGTCTGCGATATATGATTATGAAGGTGTAGAAACTTTAAATCCGAATGACTTTACACTATCAACAGCAGGTGCGGCTGCTTACTACAATGAAGCTATATACAATAGCACCGCAATATTTGATGGTAATCCATCACCAGTGCAGAGAACTAATATATCAGGATCAGGTAAGTCAGCATCTTTTAGATATGTAACTAATGATTCCAATGCATCACACAGTGTCCAAGGTTTAGTGATTACATTTGGAGTAGGAGACAGGTTGTAACATGGCAGGTTATTCAAGAGTATCAGACGCTAGTATTATCCCTAATGCGGTAATAAAAGCAGCACCAGTAAACGCAGAGTACAACGCAATACAAACTGCATTTGCATTATCGGGTGGACATAAGCATGACGGTAGTTCTACTGAGGGTGGATATGTACCTTTAATAGCTGACAGTGATGCGCTAAACAAAGTTGTAATAGATACATCTAACAATCGTATAGGCTTCTTTAGTGAAGTCTCTTCTGCTGCTGTAGAACAAATACGTATTCAGGATGGTGCTATTGTTCCTGTAACAGATAATGACATTGACCTTGGTGCTTCAAGTACAAAGTTTAAAAACCTTTACGTAAATGGTATTGCAAGTATAGGATCTATCTCCCTGTCAGGTGGAACTATAGATGGTACAGTAATAGGTGGTACAACTGCTGCTGCTGCAGATTTCACTACTATGGATGCTTCAGGTAATGCTACTGTAGGTGGTACTCTTGGTGTTACAGGTAATGTTACAATGGCAGGGACACTTGCTGTAACTGGTACAACTGCTCTTACAGGTACAGCTACTATTACATCTGCTGACATTAACTCTGGTGCAATGGATAATACTACCATTGGTAATACAACGGCTGCTGCAGGTACATTTACTAATCTTACTTCTACAGGTACGTCTACTCATGCTACTGTTGATATTAACGGTGGTGCAATTGATGGTGTCACTATAGGTGCAGCATCTGCAGGTGCAGGTACATTTACTAATTTAACAGCCTCTGGCACAACAACTGTAACTACTGCAGATATAAATGGTGGTAACATTGATGGTACAATTATTGGTTCTTCTAGTGCTGCTGCAGGTAGTTTTACTACTGTATCAACATCAGGACAAGCCACTTTAGCAACTGCTGATATTAACGGTGGTACTATTGACAATGCTGTTATCGGGGGTAGCACTGCTGCAGCCATAACAGGTACAACTATTACAGGTACAAGTCTTGTAGGTGCTGTTACAGGTAATGTCACAGGAGATGTAACAGGTGATGTTACTGGTAATGTGACAGGTAATTTAACAGGTAATGTAACTGCAGGTTCTGGTTCTTCCACGTTTAACAACGTAACTGTCAACGGCACACTAGACGTTACAGGTACAACAATTGCTAACGTTACTGATCCAAGTAATGCACAAGATGCTGCCACTAAAAATTATGTTGACACAGAAGTAGCTGCACTTGTTGACTCTGCCCCAGGTACATTAGACACACTAAACGAACTAGCTGCTGCTCTAGGTGATGATCCAGATTTTGCTACAACTATTACAAATAGTATAGCTACTAAGTTACCACTAGCAGGTGGTACAATGAGTGGTGCTATAGCTATGGGTACATCTAAGATTACAGGTTTGGGTGATCCAACAGCTAACCAAGATGCAGCAACTAAGAAATATACTACAGATACATTCTTACCGTTAGCAGGTGGCACTCTAACAGGTGCTATTGACATGGGTAGTGCAAAGATTACTACTACCTACACACCTACTAACAATGCTGATCTGACTACTAAGACATACGTAGATGGTATCCTTGGTAGTGCTACTGCTGCATCTGCAAGTGCTGCTGCCGCTGCTACATCTGAGACTAATGCAGCTACAAGTGAAACCAATGCTGCTACTTCAGAAACTAATGCTGCTGCATCAGCTACATCGGCGGCAACACTGTATGATAACTTTGATGACAGATACCTTGGTGCTAAGTCATCTGCTCCCACTGTAGACAACGATGGTGATGCCTTAGTCACTGGTGCACTCTATTTTAACAGCACTACAAACATTATGAATGTTAGAACTAGTGGTGGTGCTTGGACTGCAGCAGGTTCATCCGTAAACGGTACATCTTCTCGTAACACTTACACAGCTACAGCAGGTCAAACTACCTTTGCATCTACGTATGATTCTGGTTATGTAGATGTTTACCTCAACGGTGTTAAACTACTTGCAGGTACAGACTTTACAGCTACAAGTGGTACATCAATTGTGTTAGCCTCTGGTGCTGCAGTAAATGATATTGTTGATATTGTAGCTTACGGTACATTTACTCTAGCTGATCACTACACCGAAACAGAGTCTGATGCTAGATACTTACAGCTATCAGGTGGTACACTTACTGGTGGACTAACAGGTACAACTGCTACGTTTACTGGTGATCTAACTGTAGATACAAACACACTAAAAGTAGATAGCTCGAATAATCGGGTGGGCATTGGCACGACTTCGCCTAGTGCTGCATTAGATATTTCAACAGGGGCTTCAACTAAAGCTGCAATATTTGACGGGAACGGAGTTGATATTACGCACCCTACTTTAGCTTCACATCTTTTTCTTGGTACTCAAACAGGCAATGATGTGAAAATAGAAAGTGTGGGTGCTTACCCTATGCTATTTCGTACCAACAGCAC